GTTACGCCCGTTGCCATTTATGTGTTCCCATCCATTGGAGTCTTACTTGCGTTGTCATGTCCGCACCGTGAACACAATGCAAACCAACTGCCAAACCCACATTCTACGCAAGTAAATCCTCTTTGGCTGTCTTTACTGTCGTAAGGATTTAATGCTGCCTCAAAATAGCCTTCTGCCTTCATAGCCCGAGCGTGTGATGCGTTGTCTACTGTGTAGATGCCACCGCGATCAGGGCGGTAAGTTGAATTACCAATAACAGTTTCTTTTACACCTTTGTCAGGTGCTACCCATCTTGCCATGCTGCCTCCTTATTGAATAAAGGAAGGGTGCGCCCTTGAGAAACGCACCCTCCCTTCTTTATTCAGTTGTTAATTACGCGTTTACAATTCCTGAAACTGCGCCGTTCCATGCTGGAGCAGAGCAGAAGAATGTTCCACGGAAGTATGTTGAGAAGTCATAAGAGAACTGTGTTACAGGCCATTGGATGCCCATGTAATCCTGTACTAGGAAGTTCGCCCATACATCAGATACCTCTGTGTCAGGGATTGGAAGTGTGAATGAGAGAATTGGAGCAACGCCCTGGTTGAGCCATGGGTGAACCATTAGGTCAACAGCCTTGCCTGTTACTTCATTCTGTAGGCCAGTTACGACTGAGCCGTAAGTTGTGCCGTCTTCACCTGGGTTGTTGATAACTAGGCGGTAGTTAGCGTTTGAGCCGCTCTTGATTGCATCAGAGAGTTGCTTACGATCGTTACCGTTCAAAAGAACAACATCAGGATCAGCCTTTACATTTTGGTACATAGCCGCAAACGCAGTCTGGAATTCTCCACCTGGGTTTGAAGTGCTAAATGTTGAGTTGATTGCGTTGTTGAAACCTGAGTTAGGTCCAAGAACTGTTGGAAGGATACCGTCGTAACCTGTTGCATAAGCAGATGTATCTGCTGCTGCGCGAGATGCCGCTGCACCTGTTGTTGTGAATGCTGCGTTGTTACCTGTTAGCCCTTGTGTTCCAGCACCTTGAATTGTGAATGTGCCAGTTCCCTTAAGGGTACCTTGATACTTCAAGTTAGCAGCGCCTGTGGCTGTTCCAACATAAATGTTGTAACCAAGTGCGCCAACTACAGGTGTTGAGACGGTGATCGTTAGAACATCGCCTGATGCAACTGCTGTGCTGCCTGATTCTGTTCCAAGAATAGACTCACCAAAGCCGTTACCTGAGATACCAGCGTCTGCGGTCACATTGATGAAGTAGTTATTCGCTGCAAGTGCAGTCTGACCTGATGCTGCAACTGGAGAAGCAACTGAGAATGTAGGTGCTGCTAGAGCGCCTGAGTATCCGCTTGCTGTTCCGCGTGCCATAAGCATCATGCGCTCTTCCATCAACATTGTTGCGTAAAGAGTTGATGTTGATGACAACTGACGAAGGTCCTGGTAGCCAAGACCTGAGAAGTTAGCATCAAATGTAACGCTGTCAGATAGTGAGTATGAGTTGTAAGGCAGGATTAAATCTTGCGCAGCATAACTGATAATTGGTCCGCGTTCGTAGTTAATTGAACCAAATGTTGCAGTTGAACTTTGTGTAATACCTGGCCAAATGTTGCCGACTCCACCAGTTCCTGTACCTGTGTAACCAAGAATCTGCTTCTGACGATGGCTTGTGCCTACGCCTTTCTTGCGAGGGATACGGTTACGGAGAGGTGTTGGGCGTGGTGTAAGCAACTTCGCAGGTGCTTCGAGGTCAAAGGCTGCGAAAGATGTTGAAAGTGGAGATGTAAGAGTGATGTCCTTTTGCATGTCCTGCATAGCGAGACGCTGAGCAGCAAGTGCATTTTGGAGTCCTGCTGATACATCAGGAGATAGAGACTTGTTTGCTACAAGTGCTTCAATCTGCGCTGCTGGATCTGCCACAGGCGCTTGTCCTGGAACTGTAGATGCGCTGGCAAGTGACTTGCTCAGTTCGGAGGTGTATTCCTCCATGCGCTCTGCGGCTTCGCGAGGACTTGCATCACCAAATAGGTCTGTGACCTTAGGTGTTGAAAGTGTCATGTTTATCCTTTGAGTAGTAGTTATTTGTTATCGCTGTCGGACGCTTTGGAGTAGAACTCCTCGGCTAATTGCTTGTAACCCTTAGCGAGAACAGGGTCTGTTGTTGCGTTTGCTTTCGCTTTGTAAATGGCGGCCTTTGTAAGGTTGTCATTAATCTTGGTAGACAATGGCTTCGCTGTACGACTTGGACCACCAGCAACCGCGAGAGACTTGGCAATTGCTAACTCAGACTCAAGACCCACCGACTTCTCAATTGCGGCCTCTTTTGCCGCAACTAGTGAAGCGATCTCTGCTCGAAGTGACTCAGTTGCGCTCTTTACCACCTGCTCTACGATGGCTTCAACATCTGCTGCATCGACTTCAGTCTTTGCTTCAGAATCTTCTGTAACAGCCTCTTCAACTGGGGCTTCGGCAGGAGTTTCCTCGACTGCTGATTCCTTGGCTGGGGCTTCCTCGACAACTGGCTCTTCTGCTTCTGCAGATTTAGGAGTTTCAGTTGGTGGAACAATCACTGTTCCTTGTAGCGTGGCGTAGGTTTCTTGAGATGGGACTGGATTAGGCTCTGCACCTTTTTCAGCATCTACTTGATCATCCTCATCATCATCTGCGGCTTTGTAGCCACCCTCGCATTTGCACATGGCTTCTGCTTTCTTGCACATTTTGCAGATTTCCTTTTTCATTTCAGCGTCTGCAGCGCGCTCAATGATTGTTTCCTCTTCCATGACTTCTCCTTCTGCTTCTTCTCCCTCATACCAGGCATGAAGGTGAGCAACAGCCTCGAGAAGGTGGGCGATAGATTGTAGTTCATTGTGACCTTCACGCATTTCTCCTGCTTCTACAGCAATCAGGTTAGCGAGTGCTTCGCGTGCGGCTTCGTACTGGGTTTTATCAAACTTGAGAAGGTCCCCAACAGCCTCGGTAGGTAATTCCACGACTGTGTCTTGCATAGGGTTCTCCTCTGACTTGTTTAGAGTTAGTGATTGTAGGGCAGATTGTAATGCTTTGCGGAGTTCCGCATGTGTAGATTTGCTTGGTACCTTTTTGAAGCCTGACTCAACTTGATCCGCTAGGTCTCTTAAACCTTGGCGGGCTGGGTTAAATTTAGGTTCTCCCTCAAGAACATTTGAGGCTCTTCTCAACGCAGTTGCAGCCACATTTTGACGGCCTCTTGTAATGTTTGTCTTTGCATCTGCAATATGACCACTAGCATCATCACGCATTTGCGCAGCATTCATAACTCTTGAACTTCTGCTTGGATTTGGGCCAGCCTCTGTGACTATGTCTCTGTAAGCATCATCAACACGGCTTTCAGCGCTGTCGATTGCTTGGTTTACAACTTTCTTTGGAGTGCCGTTTGGTAAATCATCGCCTTCTGCTCTTGCTCGTTCGGATAGGCCTCGCAATCTTGCACCCGCACCAGGGTTTGTACCACCGCTGCCCGCACTTAAACCAGGACCTGTACGGCCAGTAGAGGACTGGACGAATGATCCGCCTCCGCCTGAACCTCTACGCCCATGAGAGGATTGGTTGTGTGAACCGTGTTTTTCTACATCAGCATCTGTTGATTTCTCTGTGCGACCTATGAAGACCGCAAGGCTGTTTATGTCCTTCTGCATCTCGTTGATAGTTTCAACTTCTGAGTGGTAATTTTGTTCTTCTAAAGAATTTTTTACAGGTTCTAACTTTTGACGAGCCTGTTTTAATTCTGAAACTGCTTCTTTTGGATCATCAGTTGCTTGAGCGCGTTCAAGATTCTCGCGAGCCGAATTGACTTTATTGTAAGCGCGATCACGCACAGGATCGTCCCCAGGATTATTATCCCTTAATTCATATTGCACCAATTTGGCTCGTTCATCTAATTGCTTAATCTTTTCTTTAGATTCTGAACTGACCCCGCCACCCGCGCCTCCACCTGCGCCACGGCGACCGTGTGAGGATTGATTATGAGAACCGTGCTTTTCAATTTCCGTTAGTTCCTCAACCTGAACAAGGCTTGACTCACCATCAACGCTCTTAGCCAAAACCAACTGGCAGTTTGGGTTTGCAGGGCGGTCTACAAGGGAAACTTCAACGATCTGACCATCAATGATGCGACCGTTTGCAGCCTTCTGATCACGCACAACGCGTGGAGATTTGATTCCAATTGAAAAGCCACGGAGGACTCCCGCATCTACTTTTTTTACCGATACAGGGTCGACCACATGAGCCATGATGTAATGGCCGTCTGCTTTTACTTCGTATTCTTTGGCAACTCCTGCGGCAATAGAAGAATGTTGCTCGCGGATGTTTCCACCTGATTTGAACCAGGCTGGCATTGCACGATCTAACCACGCTGCATCACAGATTTGTTGGTCAATATCAATTGAGTCATCTGTTGCCTTGCCGTACACCATAAGTGTTCCGTCAGGTTGTTTGTCAGCCTTTTCAATGCTGAAATACGAGGTGGTCAAATCGTTCATTCCTACTCCTTCATTAAGCACTGTAAGTTATAACAATTGCGCCAGTTGCAGAAGCCGCAGCAGAGATACCGTAAATAACATCGTTTGCATAAACATACATAATTTGATTAGCGTTTGCTGCAATTGTGCGGCCAATTGTTGCCCCTGATGTTGTGATGCTTGCATCACCGATAAAGATTGCTGCGCTGTGGCCATTGTGAATGTTTACGGGCGTGAAAGGTCTTGCGTTTGGATCTACTGTGAATAAAATTGATGCCGTTGTGAGGGTGCTTGCGTTGATGTGTTTGGTTGCCATTAATTCCTCAATCTTTATCGGTGGCTAGATGTATTACTTTAGCAGACTTGACTCTTGATAAGGCTGCTCGTTTCTCTTTATCATTTAGAATTTTCTGCCAGGCTTGTTCGTACGGAGCGGCATCGGGATCAAAAGTCATGGCTTCATCCTCTCTAGTAGGGCAATCACTTCTTGAGCCGTCAATCCATAGTATGCCTCACCTTCCTCCTGGGACAATGGTTTAAGACCCATTTTTCGCCAAAACTCGGAGGATTGCGGAGTTGCTGATTCCAATATGATACCTAAGTTATTGTCCGCGGCCTCTTTGATTACACTATTGGCTAAAGCGGTTCCTGTTTTTGGCACAATTCCAGTTGAGCCAAGATAGTCAATATATAGATGAGGTGCTGCATCCACAAAGTTTTCAAATGCGCTCATATCTCCCGCGCTCAAAATGTTATCTGCTCCTCGAATTGTGTAAGAGATAGCCCCGCCCAACCCTTCAGGCAGTTGTGCAAGCCGAATCTGTCTAATTCCGCTTACATTGACACCTGCCTGTAAAGCAAACTTTGTAAATTTAACGCCCTGGCTGTCATTCCATTCCTCTCCTAATAAATCCGCCATGGAATTCAATGTTTCTTTTGCTTCTTGAATGACATCATCAGAGTATTCATACGGCACGGAAACTTGACCTCCCGCTTTACGAAACGGATTAACATCTACGGTTTCCGTTGAATCAGGCTCGGGCAAAATTTGTCCCTGCATGTCTAATACTGGATCGTCAAAATCAGGAATGACAGGAAGCAAAGCACAGCGACAATTTGGGTGGGCTGGAGGTTGTTTGTCGCCTGAATTAAATGTTGCACCTATCGTCACAACTTGGCCAGCGTTCATGGCACATTTATCGCATGGGTCTGAAACTTCCCACTCCATTTGGCCTATCTGCATTTCACGGTAGCGGTTGATTGTTGCAGCAGACATGGCTCGGTTCTGTTCAGTAATTGCGATCATTAAAGCCCGAGATGAGGATGCAACATTACGCCTGATAAGTTTTGCCGCTTGGTTTGCGGATAGACCTTGCTCTAAAGCATCGGCTAAAGAGTTACCTATGTCATCAACCGTTGTGTTTGTAATGTTTTTTAAAGTGACCCCAAAAGACCCTAAGAATTGCTGAAAAGCCTTAGTTGGCCTGATTAAAAGGGCTGCTGCCTCATCACCAGGGTTCCATAAAGCCCAGTCAATCAATTCATCGTCTGCGGCTTTGCGGGCTTCTTTTGCTTTAGCAATCGCTTCATCGGCTGCTGCTTCCCCTGTAACCCATCCTTCGGCATAAACCCGCTCCATGACACCCATGAAAGCCATCATATTGACTCTGACATTAAGCATGACCCACGCACGCGCTCGCGCACGATCCTGGGCAGGTTTATCTGAGATGTTGGGTTGTGTTCGCATGTAACTCTCGAACACAAGTTTAAATTCAGCAGTTTGGGCCAACGCTGCTCTTATCTTTACCGCACTCTTAGCCGCCATCCGCCCATCGGCTTGAAGAGCGCCCCAAGTCATGCGAGGTAAGCCTTAGCCAGCGCTCTAGCGCTTTCGAGGTCCCCTTCATAAGCGCAGCGGTTAAGTGCATCGGCCACGATTGGATCGAGTGCTTTAAATTCAAAGAGGCGAGCGCGTTTGCCTTTGTTTGCCCATTTCATAAAGGCTTTAACTTCAGTCTTAGTCTCGTTGTCGATCTCTTCCTCTTCAAGAACTGTGGGTTCTTTCTTAGGCTTTGCACCAATTTGCGTAGTTGGCTCCACGGCCTCGGCGTTAGGGCCAGCCAAAGCAGGCGCTGTTGAGGCTGTGGCCGCATCAATGATTCCATCAGGACTGAACAAGAAGGTAGTGCCACCAGCCTGAAGGATCGGCATGTCCGCTTGCGGTGTATCTAGCAACGGAAGGCCTAATTCAGAACGGCGTTCGTTAATTGTCTTACCACCGCTTGTAACTTCAATCTGATTCTTGCGAGCGTTTGATTCATTGTCTAGACGCTTTGATGTCATCAAGCGGAATTCCAACTCGCGTGGCATTCCAAGGTAGGTATACGAGATGTTTGTAAGCATCTTGCTGATCCAGTTGACCAAAGGCTGTGTGCCGATAGATTCTGCGCTTTCTGCGCGACCCTCTTCAAAGCCAGCCCCACCAAGTCCACCTTTTGGAGCGAATCCAATCTCAGATGGCTGCACACCGTAATGGCCGCAAATAGATGTGATGAGGTAATCATCAAGAGTGTCTTTGAACTTTTCACCGTATCCATCAAATTGAATAGGGGTCATACCTGCTGGTAATAAACGAAGGCGCTTGCGCTGTTCTGTTTGCCCCGCCAAGTCATCGTTAAAAATGTTCTCATATGCACGCAAGAGGTCAGGGTTTGTTCCCCAGTTTTCATCTGTTGTAAACATCAATTCAGGCAAGACACCGTCTGTGTACTCGGCTCTGATCCATTGCTGGCGGCGAAGGTAGATGTCTGCTAAAGGAAGCGCACGCTCTGTTGGGCTAAAGCCGTAGACAGAAGTAGTGCGGCGATTGCGAACTAAGTATTGAAGATCATCTGCTGTGAATTCACCATCGGCGCTTGGATCATCATCGTTGGCTGTGAACTCTGCGCGTGGGAAGCCATAAAGAATCTGCTGGAAGGCTGCGTTTGGAGCCATCGGACGCATTCCGCGATCATCTAAAAGAGGCTTGATTGTGCCGCCATCGAGGATTTGAAGGCCGTAAAGGTCTCCACCAACAGAGCGCTGTGGCCAAATGGCCCAGGCATCCACAACAAGAATTTCCTCAAGCGCAATCATTAACCAGTCGGAGAAAGTTAAACCGTTAGAACGGTCAGGGTTCTCCCAAAACTCACGAAGGCGTGTGATTTCATCGGTGTATTTCTCGCGGGCCTTGGCCATGGCGCGAACATGGTCGCCACCTGAAGTTGCAGCAATCTTTTCAGAAGCGTCTGTGCCAAGGGTGATGTCCCAGTCGAGGCCAGTGACCTTGTTTTTGATAACTTCAATGCATCGGCGCAAGATGTCTATTTGATCAGCAGAAGCACGCAGAGTTTTAAATGGAACCAGGCGTGTTTCTGTAATGTTGATGTTCTGCGCAACTTGGAATTCGTAACGGCGTGGATCAGGGCGACCGTCTTCTCGGACAGGGTTGATTGCGCCAGGTGTGATTGGCGTGCCAGGGCCAAATGGAACACCAGCAAGCCAAGGGTTGCGAGGGAGCGGTGTGGAGTTGCCGTAGTTCTGCGCGATTTGATTCAACGCAGCGACTCTCATGTCTTGTTCGGTCATCGTCACCGATCCTGCGGGCAGGTTCGGAGCCTTTTCTACTTCGCCTTGCAGTAGTGCCTTTGCGATACGGTCTCTAAGACCCATGTGTATCTCCTTAACTGCTTAGCCGTGGACTACAACTCTGTATTGATTAGAAGTTGGAGCCACGGAGAACAACAGCGTGATTGCTGTTGTGCTGGTGTGTTGAACATCGCAGATAACTTCTGCAAACGGTGCTGTGTTGTCATAAACGCTCACAATCACATCCTTGGTTCCAAGGTTGTGGGTGACAGTGTACGAGGTTGCAGTGCCATCGCCAACATTTGCCGCATATTTTGTGACAACAACGGCTGTGTTGACGCTAACGGTGTCGGAACCAACGCTGATGCCTGTGCCAGCACCCACTGCAAAGGTTGTGCCAGTTAAAGTTAAACCGTCACCTGCTGTATAAGTTCCAGCACCGCTAAATTGTTCAAAAACAATGGGATCGGTTCCAACTGTTGTGACTTCATCAATCTGAACCCATCCTGTGTTTGCCAGGGTCGTTCCGTTATCTACGAATGTGAAGTCGCCACCAGCAATTTCAACTGCGTTATCAAAGTCTGTGGCCCGAGTTAACACCCAGTTTGTTGAACCGCTACCGACTGTTGTGAGGGTATAAATACCATTCTGCGCTGTGTTGGTTTGTAATCTTACTAAAATGCGGGAATTTATAGGAGGTGTTGTGCCGTCTGTGCTAAACGCTGCTTGTGTTCCTGCGTTTGTAAGAGTTGCGCCAACTCCCGAAGTTCCGTTGTTATAAGTAGCGTTTAAGTTTGCAGTTGTTGCAGCATAAGAAGCAGCGTGGATATTTAAACCTTGTGCTACATCATCGACATACTGCTTGTTAGCCGCATCTGTTGACGCGACAGGTGCCGCAAGGTTTGTAATCTTATAAGAAGCAAATGACACATCATTTGTTGGAACTGCAAGCGCAGAAAGGTTGATTGCGGAGTGCGCGGTGTTATCGTGAACAGGAGTTCCGTGGGTGTGGTCCGCCCTTGCCACATCTACGCTTGATCCGTTGGCACTTCCTGCGCCAAATGAAGTCTGCGCAGAAACATTTCCAAAGTCGGGCATCTCGTGGACATGGTCTTCTCGCGCTGGTGCTGATCCAGTTCCAACCGCACCGTTTGCACCAATAGCCAAAGCCTGTGGTGTTGTGTTTGTTAACGAAGGAGTTCCATGAGTGTGGTCTGCGCGTGCAAAATTCGTAGAGGAACCGTTGCCGCTAGTTGCGCCGTAGGATGTTTGAGCAGTTACGGTTCCAAAGTTGTTAATTTGTGTCCAAGTTGTGCCGTCATCAAAATAAAGCAGGTAATTATCTGTTGCGTAATACAAACGACCCGCTTCACCCGCAGCAGGGCGCGCAGAAAGAAGGCCATAAGTTACCTGTGCGTTGGCTTGGACACTTTGCCAGGCGGTTCCTGTGTAAAAATACAGTTCATTATCAACGGTGTCAAAATAAATCTGTCCAGCGATAGGTGATGCAGGTGCTGTGCCGAGGTTTTGAACAACCGCGTTTTGTAATTCGTTCTTGTTGAGATCAATACCAACCAGGAACTTACGGGACATATTACATACCAC